TTGCTGAAAGTTGTCTTGCTCATAGCATTGGGAATAAAACAAGTCAGGCGTATAACCGTTACGATTATGTAGAACTCCGCCGCCCTGTGATGCAATTATGGAGTGATTTTGTGGAGCAATGCGAAAAAGAAAACGTGTGAATGAGCGGCGTGTAAAAAATATTACAAAAATTGGTTCACCTGTTCACCTTGTCAATTTAACCTTTTATTTCATATAGTTACAGGTGAATAGGTGAACATTATTGTTCACCCTAATTGTTCACCTTTTAAGAGAAAAGCATAAAAAAAGGGGCTTTCGCCCCTCTTTCCTAGTTTACGAATCAAACTCATTTTGGAACTCATCATAGTTTTTGAAGTGAACATTGGAGCGATATCCAAATTTTCCTTTAACTTTGAAGAATTCGAATTTATTTTTATGCTGCGCAAATCCTTGCTTTAATGAATTTGAGAAGTTTCTCAAAGTAAGAGTATTTGAGATTCCACTTGCAGCCGTAAATGCTAAGTATGCCGGATAGAGGTGCGTTCTTGCCTTACCACCTAGATTAGCATTTCCTATATACAAACCGTCATTCTGTGGCGTAGTATAAAAGTAGCCGCAAAATTCGGTGATATGGTCGGATTCGCTTTTTATTTCTAAAGCCTCATCACTTGTTTGTTGCTCTCTTAAAGCGGCCTTAGCGGTTTCAGGCTGTTCAAAGGTATGTATTAGTTTGTAAATTATACCCCCTACTTCCCCCTCAATCTTATCCATGAAATTAGGATCTCGCTCGTTTTCAGGTACTACTTTGTCAAAGTGAAAGATTACCCTTCTTCGCTCAATCCCACCGCTACGCTCTGTAAATCTAGTCGCCTCGTTATTAACGATTAAGACTACTGCGGGAATAACCGCTTTAAATTTACTGCGGTGTTTTGGGTCAATATTTACAGGATCACCACCTGTGATACTTTTCAATCCACCACCATCACCACCATAACGCGATTGTTCAGGGCAAATTAGCAAAGTCTTGCCTACAAAACTTTCCCGTCCGCGTGGTTCATCTAAATCTACTAACCGCCCGCTTTCTGTGTTCTGCTCACCAGCTAATAACGTGGCAATATTAGCAAAAACAGATTTACCACTACCGCCATCACCTGTTACTTCAAAGAATAATTGCCAGTCGTTGCGATTAGTTAAAACTGCGTATAAAGCCGCTAGAATAGCGTTCTTTTTGCTTTCTTTACCACCGCTTACGAACTCTAACCATTTATCAAAATATGGCGTATTTTGCGCTGAATTTAGATATTCATGCGGAATATAAGACATTAGCCAGTTTTCCCGATAATGGGGCAAGAACTCTAACGTAGTGCGGTTTAAAGTGCCATTATTGAAAGCAATCAATTCTTGCGCCTGTGTTCCCATTTTTGGGGATTGGATTTTGATTGTATCAATGATGCTTTCTATTGAACGCGCGCTATAATTGAAGTCCTGTTCATCAAAGAAAGCTACTGCATTATCTAAGAACTCAAATTTATCTACTAACTGCCAGCTTATGCCGTCATAGCGATATAATTCTCGGTCTTTTGGGTTTAATGCTAAATCCATATTTAGCCACTTCGTCAAGGCTCGCGCTTTCTTATTTACTCCGTCATTTTCTTTCAGCTTTTCGGGCGGTGCTAATTGGTCTACTAAATCTGCTGCCTTTTTATCGGTTCGCAAACGTTGAATGTAAGAGCTTAAATCCTCTTTCACTTGCGCGGCTGCATCAATGAGTTTCACCTCTCTAGCCGAAGTGTTTTTTGCTAAATTCTGACAAATTGCGGTGATTTCCTCCTGTTTTAATTCGCCATATTGAGCAATCTTCACTAACTGCTGATCTTCTTTAGCTATTAAACCCGCTCAACATAACCGCCCCTAAAAAAGCAAGATAATTTCCTTTTCTTGTTTTTTCATTTAGTGAAATGGCGTTACATATCTGCACTTATTTAGCAGTCCATACATCCCCAGTCTAATTCGACCGCAGTCAGTCGTTTTTGCCGCAATGATGATTTGCTATGCCTGCCGAAGAGAGTAATCCTGTGACCAACTTAAACAAGCACAGGAAACTACAAAATGACAAACTTTAGAATGAGAACCGAGCAAGAAATGATGATGGAATTAGCCCTTGTTGCCGTGAAAGAACACGACGGTTTTATTGCGGACGGTTCGCAATATTCACTACCTAACGGACGGGGGCAAACCTTTGTGTATAACACGGCGTTTTTAGATGTGCGGTTTGTGGAAGACGGGCATAAAGATTGTGTAGTCAGATTTACGTCCACACTTGCCCCTTTCGCCCCACCGTTTTATTGTTTGCTTTCCGAATTAGAAGACTAATGCAAAAGGCTTCGTGATTACTCGAAGCCTTTGTTACTGCTAGAATTTATAGACTAAATTGTCTTCATACGCCACTTGGTAGTTCAGTTTGGCATTGACAGTAATCCGTTTGGCGTTTTCAAACGCCTGCCAATTATCCACCTTATCTTCCAGCATATAATTCACAAAGCGAATAAACTCCGACTTCGTCGAGCTAAAGAACACATACGGTGGTCGCGTAATATTGACCAGTCGCAAGAAATCAATCAAATCAAAATAGGTGGCTTGTTTGTAGCTTTCCTGCTTGGTGCAAAGGTAAGGCGGATCTAATACAAACAACGCTTTCGGATCATTGCTAAACTTAGGCAAAAGCGTGTGGAATGATTCTTTCATAATCTCTACGCCATCCAAATACCCCTCTGCACCAGGGTAATCGCTTAACCGCACACAATGCCAGAAATCTTTTCGGTAGAGTTCTTCCAATGAGCCGACTTGCTGACCGCTGAACAGCAACCAACTCGCCAAACAATTTAAGTCTTTATAGCCTTGAAATTCATCAATGATTTGGATGATTTCTGCCTTTAACGACTTTGGTAAACGCTTATTTTTTGGCGTAGCGTTACCAATTCTGGCGAAGATTCGTGCGCGTAAGGTATTAGTGTCGCTGATATGTGCTAATCTTTCCGCATATCCATCAAAATCATTGTAAATGACGCGGGCTTTCGGTTTTAACCGTTTGGCGGTGTGGCTGAGTAAGCCCGATCCGCCGAATGTATCAATAATCGTCCAGCCTTCACCCTCACCTTTAATATTCTCATTTAAAACTGTTTCAAAATGCTTAAGAAACATTCGTTTTTGTCCGATAAACGGCAACGGGGCTTGTTTAAAGGTGTTTTGATTTGCCATAGTTTTTCCTTTCTATGGCGTTCCGATGCTCAAGGCATTCTGACACTCAAATCAAATTAACGTGTAGTATTAACGGTTTTGCAACGAGGGCATTTGATTTCTAAATAACCAACCATCCCCACTTTCGCCAATAATTTGTTACAAAATGTGCAACGGATTGCTTTAATTGACTGCATATATTTCTCCTAATCAAAAGATTTGTTACAATCCGCCCGCCTTGCGCAAGGTAGGCGGCGTATGGCTATATGCAGGCTCATTCTGCGTAGCTGGTAACAACGAGCATTCCTAGTGCCGTTGTCATCGCCGTCTTTTCTTTACTGAATTAAACTTTGTGCAGGGTAAACGCTCCTTTTAACTTTTCTCTTTATTAAATATAGCCCCTAATTGATTCGGACTAAACCGCCAGCCATTTTCCCCGCCACAAATCGCATTAAAGCACCACTCACTGCAAAAATACTTACTGCGTTTTTGTTTGATTCCAAGTACGATTCCTAGCGCACCCCACCAGTCATATTTACACCCCAAAGTGCGGTTAAAATAGGCTTTGATTTGCGCCTCGGTGACATCGGTGAGGGGGATTAAATCCCATTTGGTGTTATCGGATACATCAATCTGCTTGCAACGTACGCCGCCATCTTGTACTGAAGATGAGTGGCACTCATACACTGTTGCATGCTCATAATGGTGTCCGTTAGTAAATTCAATGCGTTCTACCGCGATTTCACAATGCGAGTATTTCCCCTTAGTGAAAAATCGAGTGATGCGGTCGGCTATCGCTTTGATGGGCTTCTTGCGCCAGTCACGTTTGTATTTGTACATCGCCAAATAAACCTTAGCCATTTTTATATGCCTCCATCAAGTTATCCATTTGCTTGATAATGTCATCGTAGATTGATTGCAGTTTCTCAAGTGTGAGATTAGGTGCCTTGAGCTCATACTTGCGCATACGTTGGTTGGCAAGCTCCATTTGTAGTTTTTCTAGCCCTGCTGCCTGTGTCAAAATCAGGTTTGTCGCGGTCTTATTATCCAGTCTCGCACGTTGCGCAAAGTCTGAGATATAACGACTGCACTCACCTTCATAATTTGCCGCTTTAAAGGCTTCCGCTGCCGTTTGTCGCTCGCGGTACTCGCTTTCAAATCTCGTCCATGTACTGTAGATTTTTGCCGCGTGCTCATCGATGTTGGTGATAAGGCGAGTTTGGGTTGTTGTAAAATTATCAGCAATTTTCGCTTCATCTTTTACCCATGCTGTACCGTTCCATTTGCATGGTTCAGCAAGTGGTGCAAGTGCGGTTAAATTATCAGGCAATTCACCTAGTTCGGTATGTTCTACTTTTTTGCCCGTTTCCTTACTGTAATAGGTGCCACGATGGTCAGCTTGGTATTGCCAACTGTTATCTGCTCGCACAATGACAAAGCCTTGTTTGGCTGGCGGAGGGGCATCTAAATAACTGCCTGCGGAAAGGCTTCCGCCTTCGCTCACATATTCGGTTGTGCTGTGGCTGTAAATGCCCTTGTTGCCTGTACAGTAAACGATGATTTCACCGCTGGTTTCGGCAAAGCCGTCTTGATTAAATGTTACGGTCATGTTGTACTCCTTATTCGGCTAGGCAGATGTAATGATAGGCGATGTTGCGAGGGCGGGTTTCAGCCCCACCAGTGTTATTGATATAGATTGAAACATCATTGTAAGGTGTTTTCCCATACTTCACATCAGACTCATTTGCGACTTTGATGATTAAATCATCTCTTCGATCATGTCTATAGACTGAATCACCTACAGTCAGTTGGTTAAAGATATCCGTTCTGTTTGACTCGGATCTTTGATTTTGGCCTATATATTTAAATTTATGATTATGTGATTTGATTTCATCAGATTGCACCGACAACATCCCACGGCCAGCATCAACCCCACGTCCATTATCCCAACCACGGATAAATTCCCCACGTAAATCAGGCAACTGCCCTGATGGATATTTCTGTGCTAATTTTGGATAACGACGAGCATCAAATCGCTGTCCGTTCATCGCTAAGCAACCTGTTGGGACGGTAGAAAGCGGATAAGGAATAGGGATACCAACAAATAAATCATGTAAGGCATTAAAATCAGTGGC